ACTGGTAAATCTGATTTAGAGTTGTTAAACGATATCTATACACCACCAGCACCAGCAATACCACCAGATACAACACCACCAACTGCACCAGTAATTGGCACACCAATAGTAGGTACGAATCAAGTTTATTTCTGTTGGGCAGCATCAAGTGATGGTACTGGAGTAGGTGTAAAAAGTTATTCTGTTACACAAGATGGAGTGCTTGTACAAAGAGTATCAGCAACACCGATACAAGACTTTTATTGCGTTACAATAACTGGTTTAGCAAGTGCAACAACTTACGCATTTGGAGTAGCTGCAACAGACTTTAATGGCAATCTATCAACAACAACAACTATAAATGTAACAACGTCATTATGATAAAAGAGATATTAGAATTGTTAAGAGATACAGATTGTAAATCTGAGATAGTACAAATAGCAAAAGGAAAGAATAAGTTTCCAGAAAGTTTTAAAGAAGTATTTAAAAGACAAAAACAAGAAATAAAATGGGCAAGAAAATAGTAGTAGACTTAGAAGTAAATTCTAATAAAGGTGTTAAGGAAGTAAAGAATTTAAATAAGGAATTAAATAACACTAATAAAGAATTAAGTGGAGCAACGAATACTTTAGATAGCTTTACTGGAGGAGCAGTTACTAAAATAAAAGGATTTAAAGGAGCTATTGGTAATTTAGCAAAAGGGTTTAAGTCTTTAAGAGTTGCTATAATATCAACTGGTATTGGAGCATTAATAATTGCTATAACCGCAGTAGCACAAGCATTTAGGTCTACTGAAGAAGGGCAAAACAAGTTTGCTAAACTAATGGCAGTTCTTGGTGCAGTTACAGACGTATTTACTGATAGATTAGCAGCACTTGGTAGAGGATTAATAAATTTATTTACTGACCCAATAGAAACACTTAAAAATTTTGGTAAAAGTATAAAGGAGTTTGTAATGGACAAGGTAGATTCAGCAGTTAAAAGTCTAGGTTTAATGGGCTCAGCTATCTCTAAGTTATTTAAAGGAGATTTCTCTGGTGCTTTAAATGATGCTAAAGATGGTATTGTTGGTTTAAATAAAGCATTAAATCCAGCAGTAATTATTGTTGATGCTTTAACAAAAAGCACTAAAGAACTTGTAAAAGAATTAAAAGAAGAAGCTAAAATAGCTGGTCAAATAGCAGACCAAAGAGCAAAGGCAGATAAATTAGATAGAGAATTAATTGTATCTAGGGCTGAAGCAAATAGAGATAGGGCTGAGTTATTAGAAAAAGCAGTAAATAAAGAAAAATTTAGTTTACAAGAAAGAATAGGTTTTTTAACTGAAGCTGGTAAACTAGAAGAAGATATAACTAACAAAGAAATAAAAGCAGCTCAATTAAGACTTGATGCTAAAATAAGAGAAAATGCTTTAGGAGATAGTCAAAAAGAAGATTTAGAGGAGGAGGCTAGATTAAAAGCAGAATTAATAAATTTAGAAACTGCTAAACTAACAAAACAAAAAGAAGTAACATCTCAATTGATTGCGTTAAAAGCAGAAGAAGTTGCAAGACTAAAAGCTATTGAAGATGAGGAAAAAGCGAGAAAAAAAGAACAAGAAGAGATAAAATCTGAAGAGGATAAGACAAAGAAATTAGCTGAAGATGAAGCTGAGAAACAAAGATTAATAGATGCTGAAGAGAGGGCAAATAGGGAGATAGAGATAGAACAAAGTATTGCTGACAGAAAAAAACAAATTAATTTAAATTATATAAATTTTGCTGCTAGTTTAAGTGGGTTGTTACAACAAATAGCTGGTAAAAATAAAGCATTAGCAATGGCTGGTTTAATTTTAGAAAAGGGTGCTGCTATTGCGAATGTTGTAGTAAAAGCAAAAGAATCTATTGCAACTGCAACTGCAAATGAGGCTAAAGTACCATTCTTTACTTCTATTGGTGCTTTTACAATACCTAACCCATTAAAAGCTTCTTCTTTAGCAACAACTGCGAAATCAATAGCAATGACAAAGATTGGTGCTGGATTAGCAATTGCTGGAATTGGTGCTACTGCTATTGGTCAAGGCAAAGGTGTATCTGGAGGAGGTGGTCAATCATCAATACCTTCATCTGTACCAACTGGAGCATCTACACCACCATCATTTAATATAGTTGGTCAAAGTGATACAAACCAATTAGCAGCAGCTATTGGTGGTCAATCACAACAACCAGTANNGTAGCAAACGATGTAACAACTGCACAGAGTATGGATAGAAATATAATTGATGATGCAAGTTTAGGAGATTAAAATGTAAAATAACACTAATAAAATATTATATAAATATGAAGTTAATTGAACTTATTTTAGATGATGATGAAGCAATAGGAGTAGAAGCTATTTCTGTTGTTGAAAATCCAGCAATAGAATCTGATTTTGTTGCACTTAAAACACAAGAAATAAAACTTGCTGAAATAGACAAAGAGAAGCGTTTATTAATGGGTGCTTTACTTATACCAAAGAAACCTATTTATAGAAAAAACGGAGAAGATGAATACTACATATTCTTTTCAGAAAAGACTGTTGCAAAAGCATCTCAAATGTATTTACAAAATGGTAATCAATCTAACTCAACACTAGAACACAATTCAGAATTACAAGGCTTAACACTTGTTGAAAGTTGGATTGTAGAGGACAAACAAAAAGACAAGACTGCTTTGTATGGTTTAGATGTACCAGTTGGTACTTGGATGGGTAGTGTAAAAGTTGAGAATGAAGATGTATGGAACAACTATGTAAAGACTGGTAAAGTAAAAGGGTTTTCAATAGAGGGTTACTTTGCAGATAAAATGGAAAGACCAAACGAAGAATTAAAAGAACAACTAGCATCATATACAGACTATCCACAAGGAGCAACAAACAATGCAAAGAGAGCATTAGCTTGGGTAGAGAAAAATGGATGGGGTAGTTGTGGAGAAGCAACTGGAAAGAACAGAGCAAATCAATTAGCAAAAAGAGAGCCAATAAGCAGAGATACAATTGCAAGAATGGCATCATTTAAAAGACATCAACAACATAAAGACGTACCATATTCAGAAGGATGTGGTGGTCTTATGTGGGATGCTTGGGGAGGTACTGCTGGTGTTAATTGGGCATCAAGAAAGTTAGAAGATTTAGAGAAACTAGAAGAACTTAAAAAACTATTATCATAATGAGAGCAGTATATTGTAAATGTAAAAATACTTATTCGATAGATTGCAAGAATAAAGATGATAAAAATTGCAAAACACCATACTATTGGAAACAAGGTATTGGTAGAATAAGTGCCAAAAAGGAAGAATAGAAAACTGAAAATACAAAATATTAACCAATTTTTATTATATAAATATGAACACAGACAGAACATTATTAAACAAAGCAAGAGTTTTACTTGGATTAGAAGTAAAGCTAGAGCAGATGAAGCTAGATAATGGTGCTATCTTAGAAGCTGAAGTATTTGAAGCTGGTGCAGAAATCTTTGTTGTCGCAGATGACGAGAGAGTTGCAGTACCAGTTGGAGAATATGAGGTAGAAGGTGGTATGATTATAGTAGTTTCTGAAGAAGGTATCATTGGAGAGATTAAAGAAGCAAGTGCTGAAGAAGAAGCCCCAGCAGAAACAGAAGCAGAAGAAGTTGAAGAAGAATTATCAACTGAAACTGCATCTCCAAAGAAGATAGTTAAATCAATTAGTGAAGAAATGTTCTTCTCAGAAATTGAAAAACTAAGAACTGAAATCAACGAACTAAAACTTTCTAAAACAGAAGTTGTTGCAGAAGAAGTACAAGTTGAATTATCAGAAGAAGTAAAGGAAGATAAAGTAGAATTATCTGCTGAAGAAGTTGAAGGAATTACACATACTCCAGAAAACTTATCTGACAAAAAAGAATTAAACCTTTATTCTCAAAAAGGGAATAAAAACACAACAAGAAATAGAATATTTAACAAAATAAACAAATAAAAAAATGAGTTTATCAATTACAACAACGTATGCTGGAGAATTTGCTGGGAAATATGTATCAGCAGCACTTTTATCTGGAAATACAATCGCAAACAACTTAATCGAAGTTAAGCCAAACGTAAAGTTTAAAGAAGTATTAAAAAGAGTAAATCTTTCTGGTGCTATTAAAAATGCATCTTGTGATTTTACAGATGCTGGAGTAGTTGCTTTAACAGAGAAGATTATTGAGCCAAAAGAATTACAAGTAAATTTAGAATTGTGTAAAACTCCATTTCAATCGGATTGGGATGCAACTGAAGCTGGTTTTTCTGCTTATACCGATATACCAAAAACTTTCTCTGATTACTTTATCGGATTAATGTCTGAATCAATTGCAGAGCAAACTGAAAAAGATATCTGGGCTGGTGTAGCT